CCAAGATTAGGCTTTTTAGTGTTCTTTGTGCTGCGATGAACTTTTATGGACGGATGATTATGATGCCTCTGATAGTGTATTTATTACAGTTTCGGGAGTTGTCAGAATGCTACGGTGCCATGAATGCTGGATCTTCTCAATGGAATGACTTAGCCAATAGACTGCAAGGACAATACGGATGGTTCAACATTGACATGGATTTCAGTAGTTTTGATACTAGCCATGGATCTCAGATGTTTTCGCTTGTTGCCCAATTCTTTTTTCTTTTATCTATACGATTAGGATATGAATTGAGAGCAGCTACCCACGTCTATTTCTTCGTTATGGGCTTTAAATGGCAGCTAGTTAAGTTTTTAGCCGATTTATTTCTTAAATTCAAAGGAATGCCGAGTGGCGTAATCATTACATTAATCTTGAATTCATTGGCCAATTCAGCTTTGTCTAGGATAGCTTTCCGTAGATTAGTTGGCGAGGGCAGAAATTTTCGAGAATGTGTGCGAATGGCGACTGTCGGAGACGATAATGCCAGTAGTATCATTGGAGATCTACTGGGTAAGTTTGATATGGTGACCATTTCTGCGGAATACAGAAAGATGGGTTACATAGCAACGCCTGCTGACAAGAAAGGACTTATTCGTAGGAGTATCCCTTTTTCTGATTTGTCGTTTGTGAAAAGGAAGTTTGTTTGGAGCGAAGACTTGCAGGTCTACGTCGCTCCAATCGAAAAGGATTCGATATATAAAGCTTTTTGCTTCGAGAGCAAAGAATGTGGTGTATCGAGCGTGCAAAGATTGATTGACGTGTCACAAGGTGGACAGCGTGAGGCTTTTTTGCATGGGAAGGTGTTTTTTGACAAATTTCAGTCTGAAATGTTGGAGATTTTCACGGAGCATCAAATGACGATGCCGATACTTCATTACGACGATCTGAAGTTCGAGTATGAGCAAGGTGTATTTAGCACTTATATGTGCTGAAACGTCCGAAGACGTGAAACTACGTGGAGAACGATACTCCATTTGTGCTGTCGAATGTAAAATAAAAATGCCTATGTGTTATGTATGCTAATGAACGATTAGTTTTCATCGCTTTTATGTTGTAAATTAGGGCCCTGCATGTAGAATAGGTTTTTCAGAAAATCTTAGATAAATAAAAATCCATGACCGTACATGTGGTCTAAGTGAACCCTTGTATTTGTATATTCACTCACCGAATTCAATTCAAATGCTGAGCAGTCCGTTACTGCCAAAATTGGAGACAATGCTATTGTCATCCAGGACGAATTAGCGACCCAAGTGGTTGCTCGTCATCGTGTAGGTCCTCAAGGTCTGACTCGTTCAGACTATACGGACTTTACTACACATCCTCTGTTGATCGATCATAGAACTTGGACTAGTACGTCCTTTACTGATGATGTCACAACAGATCTGATTGCTTTTTATTTAGCAACAGCGGCTGGGAAGCCTATGGGGGAGAAATTGTCCCATTTTTCATATCTGCATGCTAAAATCCGAATTAAGATTGTCACACAAGGACAACCATTCGCTTTTGGCCAAATTGTTGCAGCTTTTACCCCAAGAGTGGACACGCAGATTACTGTAGCGTCGCGCAGTGCTGTTCGTGCCCTTAATATTACCAATGCTAAAGTTGTACCGCATATCATCATTGATCCCTCTAAAACTGAGACCTATGAAATTGATTTGCCTATTTGTACACCTACTGGATATTGGTCGTTGAAAGGAACGAACTTCGGATCTTATGATATGACTCTATGGGCATACAATGCTCTTGGGTCTGGTACTGCTACTCCTGCTGTCACAGGAATTAGTACGTATATGTCATTGATTGATCCAATCTTTGAAGGAATGACGCTTTTGTCGAATGCCTTTGTAGAAGAAAAGAAATCCGAAGGGACCATTTCAGGATTTATTAAGAGAGGTTCTAAGGCGGTTAACCTTTTATCAGTCCCATTTCCCGAATTTGCCCCGGAGATTGCTTTGTTTTCTACAGTTAGCGGATATGTTGGAGATTTTCTTGCTTTGTTGGGTTTTTCCAAGCCTCCTATAGCTGAAAATCAACTTTTCCCATTGACACGTGTTGTAGATAATCTGTCACAATTTGATGGAAAGTCTACTGCTATTGTTTTGGCAGGTTCGCAAGCTACGAGTGTAGGACTGAGTGCTGATTTTGGAGGAGGAAAAATGGAAGAATTGTCAATAGCGCATCTTTGTGCTATTCCTGGACTTTTCTCCCAAACTTCGGTAACTCCTGCTGTTGCCTCAGGTTCACTTTTGCAAAGGTTATCTGTTGATCCTATGCGAGTCATGTCTTTTTCAGGTGGCTCTCTTTTGA